TTCATTTAAAAATATAGATATACATTAGAATGAGAATTCACATAATCGGAGCAGGCCCGTCGGGGCTGTCCGTTGCTTGGGAACTTCTCAACTTTACAGATCACGAAGTGGTAATTTATGACAAGAAGGAAGATGCGGGCGGTTCGTGGTGGGAACCGAGTACAGAGTACAGAGATTTGCATTCTCATAAATTAGCATTTGGTTCGTATGTTAATTTTAAAAGCTCTCTCAGAGAGATGGGTATAAATTGGGACGATTTATTCGTTCGAAATTACTACGACTATTCATTTATCATGAAGAACATGTTCTTAAAGGACTATGTGACTCTTGGAGATCTCTATCTCAAAGCCATGATCAATCCGGCTAGATATAAGAAAATATCCCTCGAGGACGCCACAAAAACTCGTATGTCTAAATCTGGAAAGCGGGTTCTTCGTGCGATGACGCATCAAATCGATGGTGTTGGGTGGGATACAATGTCAGTGTTTGGTCTCATGGGTAGTTTTGATCACGTGAGTCTTTCGCAACAATACACACAACGTGTATCTGGTTTGGTTATGGGTCAAGCCATGAAGAAAGCATTAATAGAAAAGGGAGCAAAATTCAAATTTAACAAAACACTCGAAAAGGTTGAATACGGAGACGATTCTTATATAGGAACATTTAGTGACGGAACGGAAATAAACGATGGTATGTTGGTTATGTGTGTGGATCATGAACCAGCTCTCAAATTAATAGAAGATAATTGGGGAACTACGGCGGTAAAACAAATTAGTGAAAGTGCGTACGGTGCCATAAATGTGTTACTGGATTACGATCAACCCATTAAAATAGACGACGATTTATACATATCGATGCATACTCCGTGGAAACTTTACCCGGTTGTATTGGCCGATGGTAAGACCATATCATGTACGATGGTAACTCTCACTGACGAGATAATGAAAACAGACCCGGATACATTTTTAAAGGAAGTATGGAAGCAACTCAAAAAGGTTGGCGTCCCCAAACCCAAAAATATGCGTTTTAGTTGGGGATCCACATGGACCGGCGAAAAATGGAGAATCAATCAAACGTCCGGTGTTTTGAGTGTCCATGGACAAGTTCCATATTTTGGAAAGTGTAAAAAGGTTGCGTTGTGTGGATTGATGTCTCCGAGAGATACTCCATACTCTAGTATAGAAGGAGGCACAGAAGTAGGAAGAACGTTTTGTCATCAAACGTTTGGAACGCGCAAGGCACTCAAACCGTTAAAATTGTCACATGTCTTACTTTTTACAATAATAATACTTATAGCTTATGGAATAAGAAAAAATAGAAAACAATGAAGTTCTTATGTCACGTTCATCAATCGATGTATGAACACAATGACAAAAAGTACATGAGAATTCTATTGGCTAGAACCTCATCTGAAATTATTCAACGTATGCATGAAAGAAATGCCCATAAATTGAATAATTCTATTATAGAAGATCCTCTCGATGGAAAGATCTTGACCGTAAAAGTACCATTTCGTTACAGAAGAGTCATGTGTAAGGTTATTGGTTCAAAACCTGTACAATCTCTTGTAACGAATGATGAAATAGAAATTGATATATCATTTAGGGGAGTGTGGAATATTGGAAATCATTCGGGATATTCATGGGTGGTGGATTCAATTAATTCGTTTCAGTAACTTCTTCTTCAGCTTCCGGTTCTTCCGGAATGGTCGGCGTCTGGTCGTCAGCCGGAATGGCACCTTCCGGGACATTCGGAATATCAACTTCCTCGAGGCCACCTTCCTTGAATCCCCGGAAAACTCGCAAGGCACCTTCCATGCGAAGGATCTCCTGTGTCGCCGCAGCGATAGCTTCACTAATTTTCTTGATATTCTCGTCGACGTTAAGAATCGGCATTGTACTATAATATATTATATAAAGTTTTTATTCTTTAAACTAATAACGCAATGGGTATACTAACACGCACTGGATACCTTACCAGTGACAGACTTCCGGAAATAAAAAAGGACTTAACAGTAAGACCCTTGTGTAATAACGAATATGGATTTCCTCCACCGCCTTTCAAAGTATTTAAACCAGCGAAGAACGGAGTGTGCATTCCAAGATTCTACGGAATTGATAAGATGGGGCCTCCAGGAGAAGACAGAAGACCAGAACCGGCCAGGGCTTCTATCGTTTTTCGCGGAAAACTTCGAAATGAAACCCATCAGGTTGAGAGCTGTAATAGGGCTGTTGAAAGAGGCTCAGGTATCATCTCCCTTCCCTGTGGGTATGGCAAGACCACCGTTTCGTTAGCCATCGCGAGTAAATTGGGATACAGAACAATGATTATAGTTCATAAACAATTCCTAGCTGACCAATGGAGAGAAAGAATACATCAATTTTGCCCGGGTTCGAAGGTAGGTATAGTACAACAAGATAAAATACAAGTAGAAGGATACGATTTCGTTATTGCGATGTTACAATCCTTGACACAACGAGAATACAGTTTCAAAGACTTTGAAAGTATAGGTACATTGATAGTTGACGAAGCTCATCACATTTGTGCCCGAACCTTTTCACAGTCACTATTCAAATTATGCCCGAGACACATATTTGGTTTGTCAGCAACACCACAAAGAAAAGATGGACTCACAAAGGTTCTTCATTGGTTCATGGGACCAACTATTGTGTCTATAGAGAGAAAGAATCAGGATCAGGTAGATGTATTTCCCATAGTATATAAATCACAGGCATATGAAAATCCACCACCTTGCACTCGCTTTGGTAAGATATCTCTCCCCACAATGATAACAAATTTAACGGAAGACAGGGAGAGGAATATAATGCTAGTAAACCTCGTCAAGAAGGCATCATCGGGTACGAGACAGTTATTAGTTCTCAGTGAGAGACGACTCCATTGTGAGATGTTACACCAATGCTTCCCCAAAAATTCGGGACTCTACATGGGAGGCATGAAAGAAAAAGATCTCCAAGAATCCAGTAAGAAAAAGATCATTTTTGCCACATTCAGTCAGGCACACGAGGGCTTGGACATACCATCCCTAGATACAGTCATTCTGGCGACACCCAAATCCGATATTACACAAAGCATAGGAAGGATAATGAGAGAAACAGCAGGAAAAAAGAATAATCCTCACATCTATGATATTCACGATTCATGGTCGATCTTAAGTGCTATGTACTTCAAACGCTTGAAAATATATAGACAGGGAGGGTTCAATTTACCCACAAATCTAAATAAGATCGATGACACAGAATCACCCACCGCATTCACTCAGGGAAAGTGTCTGTTTTTATAATGTACATTATAAATATATACCGATGTCAGGTGCTCTGGTTGAGTTAGTAAGCAAAGGTGCACAAGATGTGTATTTAACAACGTCGGAGGGTATGAGTTTCTTCAACTTAAAATATCAACGGCATACCAATTTTTCACAAGCCCCGAAGCTTATAAAAGAAATATCTACCGAAGACGTTTCTATTGTGGTGCCAGTTTGGGGAGATTTGTTAAATGCGGTGTGGTTTGAAGGGGTGGATCTATTAAATTCATTCTTCGGTGCTAAGTTTTCCCTCTATATTGGGGGTCAAAAGGTTGATTCATATGATTTTGATTACAGTAGTGATATATGGCAAAATTACTTGGCAGATACATACACAAAATCTCAAGAAATTAACAATAAATGTTCGACAACAAATCCTAACTTTTTATCACTTCATTACTTTTTCGGTGACAATAATTCATTCATTCCCCTTGTCGCATTACAATTCCATCAGGTTGAGATTAAAATAGACTTTGCCCCGGGAGCAAGTGCTCAAAATATCCGGTGTTACGGAAACTACATTTACCTCGACGCAGAAGAACGAAGACGCTTTACGAGTAAGAAGATGGATATTATTATCACCCAATGCCAACAAATTAAAAAGACACTCGATTGTGACGATACCGAATTTTACGGGGAAAGGGTGACAGAAGCCGAAAATGAATATAATGAAGCCAACACATTATTACAATCATTACAAACCGCTGACCCACCGGATAACACGGCAATAACTGCCCAACAATTGGTGGTCACCCAAAAATTGTCTGCATACAACCTAGCAAATTTAGCTTCTAATACATATGTAACAGTCACGGACGGATATAATGACATCGATCTCTCACAATTTAACCACCCCGTAAAGTCTCTGTTTTTTGGTTATACAACGAAACAGGCGGTCGTCGAAAAGGACTATTTGACATTTAAGAATGCCGATATCCAAATCAACGGAACACCTTTATTGGAGAATATGAGTCCTCTCTACTTCCACATCGTACAAAATTACAATCATACAAAATACGGAATTATCCAATATGATGAAGACAAAGATTGTCCGTTTTATACCAGATATTTCGCCTATCACTTCTGTCTGGATGCTTCCAGTTTTAAGCCAACGGGGACATGCAATTTCAGCCGGCTCGATAACGCAAAACTCATCCTAAGAAATGTGAAAAAGGGTTACGAGCGTGCGGAAACGGAGGAAATTACGATTTATGCGATAAATTACAATATATTACGCATAGATAAGGGAATGGCAGGAGTTTTATTTGCGAATTAAAATAACACTCCAAACATGGAAATTAACATCTTATTTTAAGTAGTGCTTATTGCAGCCTGTCTGTTGCTGCTAATAACGCAACTCCTAAAATAAAGAACAATACTAGATAATTACACTCGGTATCTTCCAAACCTTTAGGGTCAGATCGGTTGACAGGTTTAGACACTTTTTTAACTTGTTCTGGTGTCGGCGGTTCCTCTTCCTCAATGAAAGCGTACCCTATCATACTCTAGGTTTAGAGATTAATTTCAGTTTTCTTTTTTCTTCGGGTTCGCTTCTTGGTCGCCGGCGCAGAAATTGAAACTTCCTTGACCTCGCCGCCAGTCGATTCTCCTGAGATGGAAACGATATCGGAGATGTCATCTTCCACGACCGGAATCTTGGTAGTGGTAGTCGTCTCCTTTGGAACTTCCGGGGTAGTATTAACCGGTAGCGGTGGGCCAACCATACCACTCATCAGGCTTCCAAGATCAATGCCGGGGCCCTGCATCTCATATTGACCGGACGACGGAGCATCATCAACGTCGGGACTTTGTGTGGCCGGGGGCACTGCCGTTTGAGCTTTGCCCATGTTCTGAGCCGCTTGCATCATATTTTTCATCATCTCCGGGTTTTGTTTCAAAACATCTCCCATGTTCGGTAAGGATTTCATCATTGTAGAGGTCAGGTGGAACATCATGGCGGAGCCGCCAAGCATGAGTATTAACTTAACTTCCGGAGCGACGTGCATCTTCGTTCGGTACTTAACGTACAATTCTTCGAAGACACTATCGTAATCGTCCTGGTTTTCCATTACTGATTCGCTCCAACCATCGAGTTGAAGATCGAATGGGTTGTAACGTTTGTTAAGGAATTCAAGACCCGTGACACAAGCAATCAACATACGCTTGGAGAAACGAACCGATTGATCAACCTCAATAGAATACATCACCCTTTTCACTTCGGCACGAAGCTCATCCACGGGCGAATACGCCGTGAGACGTTTATTCACCGAAAATCCCTTTTTCTCTAATCTAGCAATCTTATTCATGAGATCGGCCTTCTCGTCGTCGATGGTTGCAAAATTCGGAGACGGTCGTTCCTCCTGTTCTTGACCACCGTAATCATTTCCACCTCCTACACCGTAAGCATCATCATCTCCCATAAATGTGGGATCCTCACCATAATCAATTTCTTCTTCTTGTTGTCGGGGCATTTCAGTTTGTTTAGTTGGATTTACAAAAGCATCAAGTGCTTCCTGATGAGATGAAGCAGGCGCTCTCCCCATCGGTCTATTGTTTGTCGGTCTCTTGGGCTTTTGAATTCTCGGCGCCGAAATTTGAATCTCGTCCATGATGGCCTGTTCATCATCATCCAATTTCATCACAGTAGCATTTCCACGATCGAGTGTTATCTCTTCGTCCATCTACTCTTTAACTTGAAAGTATTAAATTATCTTTAACGCACTTTATTGTAAAATATAATATTAAGTCATTATATAATGGATACCCCAGACCGAGTCCGAGTTGCGGTTAGTATAGGATTGGTAGCTTTGATATTAGTCCTGTATGTTATAAATCGAAAAAGTGATAAATACTTACCGAAGCCCATAACAGTTAAACCGGCTGGAGACACAAAAATAAATGCCCTCGAAGATGATATCGCATGTATTCCCGGCCCCGGAGAAAAGTCGGCATACTATACCCGACGGGGAGGCAATAGAAAAACCTTCACACCAGGTGGTGTATGCGGCGGTCAGAAATCCGTCGAGGACAGTGCCAATTATGAAATTGTGGATGGAATTGGCGGACTTTTAATCTAGGAGTATAATAATAGACAGGACGATGACACTGCCCGACACAGATTATGAAACACATACGGTGGTCATAGATAATTTAAGTCATGGTAACAACACAAACTTCGTGGCTTTTTTACCCAAGCCCCTCGAAAATGTTGTAGAAGCAAAATTAATGGCAGCCTCCCTCAATACAAACGGCGATGCTCAACGATGCATCCATATCACAATAAACGAACTCAGATCCACATTCAGTCAAACGGCAAAGGCCAACCTTTCTGCGGCGAGTTCCAACATCGAAAGCGTGTTCGGTACTATCATGTGCCAGCATCAATTACACGGTGGTTCCAACGGTCAAAAGGCTGTGTTTTTCCGAGATGATTATGACATAGAACAACAATTTATAACACCTATTCTTAAACTCGATCGCTTAACGTTCGACCTCGACAAACAAAATGGCACACCGGCGAGTGTCCAGGATGCCGTGTTTGTTATGAGATTTACGTGT